GGCAGCTACTGCTTTTACTTTAAATAAGCTAAAGACAGTGCCTGCACCAGTTACTAAAGTTACTGTTATTGTATCTGCATTACCAGAATCCTCTGAAACTAAAATTGATGATACAATTGATGAGTTAAAATCTGAACCACTTGGTGCTGTGTATAATACTGTATTATCAGTAGATGTTAAATCAAGTTTAGCATTTGTAATATTCTGTATATATTGAGGTATAGTTGTAACTAACATTACTGTCTTCCATCTGGTCTAATATCAACCCTTGGTGTGCCTAATCTCCATGATACACCTTGATCCGTTGACTCAAGTTTTATATTAAACGATCTGCCTCGCAATCTTACATCAACACGATCTGTAAATTGTTCTACTGGAGTTGTTGCAGTTCGTGTTGCGGTTCCACCAGAATTTGTATCATATGTGCTTCCAGGCCCATTTCTTGCTTGTAATGTAAAAGTAACATTAGGATTTCCTGTGTTGCTTGTTGACCCATTAAAACTAACATCTGGAATTAGTTGCCTTATAAAACTAAATTGATAGCCATCTCCAATATCTAATTGACTAGATTCAACAGATGCTGTCATTGCAGATCCATCATCATCATTACCATTTTCATGCTCAAATAAATATGATGATCCTGCAGCTATTGGAAATCTTCTTATGCCTCTATCATGCCAAGCAGTCCTAGTTAAAGTTCCATAATACCAAGTTTTATTTGCATAATTATAAATTACATACTTATCATTTTCATCTGAACTTGCAGATGGATAAAACCACCAAATTTCTGTCCATTGTGTATTTACCGCTCCAAAAACTTTATCCGATTGTGCGAAGTTAAAATCAAGGAAAACTTTGTCTTTGACTGAGCATGGCAATTGTGTGGTTTGACCGCCAGTATAAATGTAAAAAGACTCTATGCCCATCCAAAACACAGAATCTTCAACTGCTATGGCTGATTTTGGACTTATAATTGTTATGCTTTTTGATAATTCTTGCAACCCAAAAGTAAACGGAGGTCCTATGAATTTCATGCCAAAAAGACTTCTGTCAGTAAAAACAAGAATTTGTTGTCTTGTTTCTACGGCTTGTACAAAAGTAGAACCGCTACTTAATCTCAAATCACCAGCAGTATTTGTAGCTGTTGGTGTAAAATCAACTAATGATTCTTGTGAACCAAATCTTATCAACAAAGGATCTTGTGTAGTTGTGCCTATCGTATTAGCTCCAAAAGCTATAATATGCCTATCTATATCAGATACCATTATTTGTTTTGCGATGGTTGGAACATCAGATGCACCAGACTCACTTGATAGTAGCACTGCTCTATTACCTAAACCATCTGATTTATCCCAATAAAAAATAGCACCATCTCTTGGATTAATTAATAAATCTTCTCCAAAATTGTCATGAGTCCATAATCTTAATTCTTGAGTAGCACCAACAGTTGCCGACTCACCCCATCCAAATGTAGTTAAATCAAGATTGACACCACCATAACCACCTGCACCCCAACCAGTTCCACCAACGCCAGTGTCAAGACCAACATTTATTTGATAAACCCCATCAACTCCAGATCCACCATTACCAGTATCCGATGAATTTGCTGTAACAGTTGAGCCACTTGTATCTTTAGCAGTTATTACATAAGTATTTGCATTTGTTACTGAATCTATTTGATACTCTTGATTTAAAACAGTTGCAGTTACATTTCCACCTAAACTAACTGCACCCGATATGGTAACAAAATCACCTTGTATGGCACCATGACTACTATCTGTCACAGTTAATGATGAAGATCCATCAGAAGCTGCAAAAGTAATAGAATTTGTTGATGTTTTTCTTGTAGGAGTAATGTCATTAAAGCTACCACCTTCTTCTGTATACTATTTAAGATGCGTGCCCACACCCATATAGTTAGATCCATCTAAAGCCAACCAGTTATGCAAAGCTCTTGCAGATCCTAGATAGGTGTTGTCTGATTGCTTAACCCAACCGCCTATTTTTTCTGGGAAAGGTGTAAAAAATCTAACTTTTTCACAATCAAAATAACCACCCTCATTGGAGAAAGAAGTTACTTCTCTGTTAATACCAGGTCTAAATTTTAAACTTGTTAAAGGCATAACTTTATCCTTTCATGCTCTAAATAAAAGGTTCTCCACAAAACCACGCTACTAATGAATACCTAGTTCCTTTTGTAACTGGTCTAACTTTATGTACCATATAAGATGGAAAAACTATAACAGTTCCTATCTTTTCTTTTATTAAATTTTTGTCATCAAAAAACTCAAACTCTCCACCTTCGTAATCTTCATTCAAAACAATAGTCATAGACAATTTTCTAGTTTTACCATGAAGAAATTTATTGTTTGGATTATCAAATCTAGTAAAGCCATTACCATCTTGATGAAAATCATAGTGTCCATTCTTTTTATACTTAGTAATTTGCATTGGCTCACAAGAACTTATTTCAAAGTTCCAGTTTGAATTTTTATTTGCTGTATGCAGATAATGCCAACAAATATTGTAAAGCCAATCATCATTAGACCATGCAACATCTGTTCTTCTTGTTTTTGTATCTATTTTCTTTTTGCTTCCAATTTGAGCTTTCATCCATTTATCTTTACCTAAAGTAATTATTTGTTGGCAAATTTCTGGATTGATAACATTTTCAAAAACCCAATATGGATATATTGCGTTTTCCCATGTACTTTCTTGATTATCTGTTTCAACTAATTGCACTTTTGTCCCCATTGCTATATTTACCAAAGATGACTGAACCACCCAGTAACAATGGTTTTTTCTTGTGTTGATGATATCTGTCCTACATGAGTGTGTGTCCAATCAGATGGAAAAATAAGGCTTTTACCTTTTTGTGCTTTGATAGTTCTATTTTGATATATAAATTTAGTGCCACCAGCATCCACATCGTTTAAGTAAGTCATAAACACTAAACAACGTTTAATTGTATAATCAAATTGACCAGTTCTCTCAAAATGTTCAATTTTAAAACCTTCATCTTTTTTATAATGTTGTATGTTGTATGTTTCTGTCACGTTAAAAGAATACATATTATTTACATGAGGATATACTTCACAATATTCATTTAAACCTTTTTGTAAAAAACTTCGGTAATCACCAAAAGGTTTGTCATTATTATCTGGTGATATATGTATTTCAGTTGCTTGTTTATCATCGCTAACTTTTTTAGAGTTACCATATTCAATTACACCTTCTTTATGAAGATGAGTATTGTTTTTAAAATAATACAGTATTTCATCACATACATACTCGGGCATTGTCCAACTATGAATGAAATCTTTATTCAAACTCACGAAGCACCCAACCTTTTGTATTGTCGGATTGATAAAGATCCTCATTCCATTCGTATATAATTTCATCACTAGCATCACTAGGTAGACTTAATGGAGCATCCCACATACAAGTTGTTTCATTTAATAGCCATGAAGTAAATGGCTGTGGCTGTACAAAAGCATCTCTTGTTGCATCATAAGTATATCCAACAAGTGCATAATTTTTTCTGAAAGGAGTCCCATCGTTTTTATGTGCTCCTGCTACTGTGTTGTAACTAGTTTTTTTCCAATTAGTATGTCCAGTTAAGTTAGTTAAAAAGTCTATACCTAACTGTTCTTGTTCCACACCATCAGTATCTGTTATAACTTCGTTATTAACTACAACTACTTCTTCTACAAGATTATTAGATCCTATTTTAGCAAAATGTGCCATTATGCAGTATAACTCCCTGATCCAGTAAATTGCATTATAGTGTTACTACCACTTGTTGAAACAGAAGGTGAACCAGTTTTAGAGTTTGAATAATTTGCCGTTGGCACACTTAATATAACAATACCCGAACCACCTGATGAACCAGTGCTACCACCTGAGCCGCCACCTCCACCACCACGATTGGTTGTGCCACTTGTTCCAGTTCCATTAGAGGCAGGTCCACCACCTCCAGAGCCACCATCACCTTCTCTTGTGCCACCTCTACCAGCACCTCCACCACCTCCTGCGTAAGTTACAGAAGAACCAGTTATAGATGAAGAAGAACCATTGCCACCATCGGCTTCAGCACCACTAGCATTAGATCCAGGAGTTCCAGCTTGACTTGCACCACCTCCGCCACCACCTTGTCCAGTGTTTGCTCCAGTTGTACTTACTCCAGCACCACCATTATTTCCTTGACTCGGTGATACGCTCGGTGTGTTACCTGATCCACCACTACCATTACTTTGTGTACCACCTCCACCTGATCCACCATTACCACCATTAAAACCAAGTGAACTGTTGTTTGTAGCACCACGACCACCACCAGCACTTGAGATTGTAGTCATACCTGAACCTGACACAGATGATGCACCACCACTTCCTGCATTGGAGTTTGAGGTGCTATTCCCACCTCCTGCACCTACAGTAACAGTGATAGTTGTTCCAGCATTAACTGATTGTGTGGAAGTTCTGAAACCTCCAGCTCCACCTCCACCACCATTTAAACTGCAACCACCTCCGCCTCCGCCTCCAACAACTAGAAAGTTAATTGAATAAGCGGCAGAAGTACCATAAAAATCACCTGCTATTGATATTGCACCAGAGGATGGAGCATTACCTTTTCCATAGTATTCGGAAAGAGAGTGAGGTGTAGACCCACCAAACTCACCTGCGATATCTCCTATACTTATTGGACCAGAACTAGGTAACGCCATTTACTACCCCTTTTTTAATTCATCGATTTCTGCTTTTAAGTCTTTTATTGCCTCAATCAAGACTGCTGTAATTTTACCATAATCTACTGATTTTGTTTGCATTTCATCATCAGCAGTTAACACAACCTCTGGAACAATCGCTTCCATGTCTTGTGCTAGTACACCCACCTTTAACTTTGCATCTTCTTGATCATTTCTTTTATAGTAAACACCTTGCATCTGCATGACTTTTTCAAGACCATTTTCTATATTAGAAATATCAGTCTTTAATCTTTTATCAGAAAAAGCAGTTACATCAGCGTTAAATGTCGCCGCTCCAGCGGCTGACATATCTAATGTCATAGCAGTAATAGTAGAACCACCATCATTACCTTTAACTATAAAATCCGCATTTGAAACTTGTGTATTAAATATAGCGTTAGAGTCACCAATGCCTAAATTTATTACGTTAGTGCTTCCATCTGCAAACATGATATCTCCACCATCTGCATTAATAGAAATATCATCTGATGAATCTAATATTAAATCACCATTAGGAGTAGCTATAGTTCCATTTGTGCCATCACTTGAGATCGTAAGGTCAACACCAGCACCTAATTTTATTTGAGCATTATCCACAAAAGTAGCATCGTGGTTAAACGCCGCCGTTCCAGCATCTGACATATCTAATGTTAATGCAGTTATTCCACTACCACCATCATCGCCTTTAAATAATATGTCCTTGTCTTGTACGTTTGCTTGTATCACAAAGTCACTAGAACTGTTTGTAAATGTACCTATTGATGTACCATTATCTTTAAAAATAATATCTGCACCATCAGCATCTAATGTAATATCTCCACCTGAATCAAGTGTTATTGGATTTGCTGCAATCGTTACTCCAGTTGTTCCATCGTGAGTTAAAGTGACATCATTGTCTGCACCTATATTTAAAACAGCAGAGTCTGAAGTTAAACTTAGATCATCTTGAACTTTTAGATCAACAACAGATAAAGAGGCAAAAGCATCAACAACTGCTGCTCCACTTCCTGCACCATCTAAATAAACTGCTTTAGTATCACCTGGTGGGATTGTGACATTTGCACCAGACCCTTGTGATATAATTATATTTTGTGAGCCACTTGTGCCATTTTCAATTATGTGAACACGTTTCATTGTGTTTGGACCGATAGTAATAGTACAAGCAGAGTCTAGTGTTCCCGTGTATTTAATGTACATTGCTCTACCAGCATCTGAAGATCCATCTGCTATTGTTGTTGTATGAGTATCAGCATTTGTTGTTATGGCTTCTGTACCAAACCCTAACGCCTCACCAATTAGTTCTAAATTTGTGTTGGTTGAAGCACCCCATGTTCCTGATTCATCACCAGTGGCTATTTCTTTCAACCTTAAATTATTAACGTATGTTGCCATTATGCGACCCTTTCAATCCAATTTGCTACTTGATCTGGAACGATTAAACCCCAGACATTTTCTTCTCCAGTAGAACCTGTAGCACTTACTCCACTCAAAGATAACACAGAACTAGCTGTTATTGCAACCTCTCCTAAAGAAATTGTCATTCCAGCTAAAGTTACTTCTACCAATGCTCCTGCCGTTACAGTTTCAGAGCCAAGTGCAGTTGTACCTAATACTGTTGTTACTGGTGCTCCAGTAGAAGTTATTATCAAACTAGTACCAATAGATGTTGTTCCAGCAACACCAGTAGGTGAAACTAGTGCAGTACCTACAACAGACTCATCACCAAAACCTATTGTACCAGTTAATCCAGTTTCAGTTACTCTAGCTCCAGCACCCACTAAAGGATCACCAACGGCAGTAGTTCCTGCATTACCAGTTACAGAAAATATACAAGTTCCAGTGACAGTAACTGTTCCTACAGATCCAGTAGCCACGGCAGGAGTCGGTACAATGTCTTGTCCAGGAATAGCGGCGACACCACCACCCCAAACTCCAGCACCCCAGCCATCATTACCCCAACCAGTTAAAAAACCAGTTGTGGCAGATACGCCAGTTACTACAGCAGTTATAGGTATTTTAGGAAGAACAGTTCCAAGAGCAGTAGTGGCTGATATTCCAGTAGCAGTAAAAACAAAGACACTAGTTGCAACGACTGTTCCTACTGAGCCAGTAGCTTCTAAGCCTGTTTCTATTACAGTTGAGCCACCAGTTGTACCCTCATCACCAACGGCTGTCGTACCAGCAACGCCAGTAACAGCGAAAGAGGTATTACCAATACCACCCCAACCAACGGCACCCCAGGTGCCTTGTCCCCAGCCGTTAGCCATAAGGATTTACCTTATGCTATACGAATTATAGCGTTTGAAGCGTCAGCAGTTGGGAACTGTATTGTAAATGTACCAGATGTTGAAGTTTTATTAGATGAAAAATCTAATACACAAACAGCTTTATTACTATTAGTGCTATTGTATATTAATGCACCCATAGCTGTTATTGTAGCTGTTGTAAAACTTAAATCACTAAAATCTGTAAACGCAGTTGTTCCAGAGCTTGTTGGAGCAACTTTTGTTAAAGTGCCACCACCAGTTGCATATGTGCCACTAGATGCTACCTCACCAGTAGTAGTAAACGCAGTCGTTGTTGCACCTAATGTTGCAGTTGTTGATGATTTACCACCACTACCTTCTGCATAAAGTGCTAATTTAAAAGCATTTCCGTTTGTTGCAAAATTGTGTGTACCTGTCAATAACTCTGTCTTGAAGGAAGTACACATCGCTTGTGCTATAGCCATATTAGAGTCTCCTTATATATTCAGCCGTTTCCTTTTGACCACTTGATCGTAAGGCTTGAATGATAGTACCACGCTCTTCTCTTCTTGCCAAGAGGAGATAATGATATAGAACATTCTTGAGATGTTCTCTGAATTGATTGGCTTGTTGTCTAATATGTGGTGGTGCTTGATCTGAAATGCTTACAATCTTGTCCACTGCTAAATCTGCAATTTGTTCATTATTTAATCCACCTTTATCTGAAGTCATTACATTTACAGTTCCCGCTTGTGATACTCCAACATTAAACATTTTTTTTCTCCTCATAAGTTACACCAGGTATATCCTCTCTACCTATCACATTAGGCAAATCTTTTGGATTTGGTGGTTCTTTTTTAGATTTTCTCATTATCATTAGACTTCCTTTGGACACAGTTGATATTAAAGGGTTGTCCAATCTGTGATAACCATATAACTTTTCATCTTCAGGGACATTTGTGTCTAGTAAAGATGAACTGTGAGCTATATTTATTTTAATACCTTTTGTAGTTGCAATGGCTAACCAAAACTCACAACAACCCCTACCAGCCTCTGCAAATGCAACATTTTTATGAGTAAAATCAATGCCATACAAATGTATTTCTTTAACTTCTCTATAGATAGCATAGGCTATAGCATAAGCCACAGTGTTATTTAGATAAGCATATCCAGTTTTTTGTAATACTTCTTGTAAAGGATATTCAATTACATCTGGACATCTTTTATCTAATTCACAAGAAAAAATAGGTATGTTTAATTTTGCCTTTAGTCTTTGGGACATAACATCAGTTTGTTTACCAGCGTTAGGTGTGTCTAAAAATCTTGATGCTGGATCTAACATAAAAACTTTGTCATGATATATAACTGATGAAATAGCATTGATTGCCCAAGTTTCATCAAATTGTTCACTTCTAATTTTGCTCATTATATATTCTGAACAACTGTTGCCAAGGCCAACTATGGCTACACTTTTTAACTTTTTTTTCATTTTGCTACCTTTTTATTGTTTTGGAACTCTGACTAAACCCTCTCTAAAAGCATCAGTATTTTCAAAGGCTTCTCCGTAAATCTTTAATCTACTCATAGCCTCTGTAAATCTAGCAGTGTACAGTTGTATTAAGTCTGTTTCACCTTTCATAAAAGTATAAGCTTCTACAAGACAAGCATACAACAAAGCATCTGGTGCGTTTGTACTTATCCAAGTGGTTCCAGAATCATCGGTTGTTATTGACGCAGGTCTATAATAATAATGTAATTCAACGCTATAATCAGAGTCTGGCGTGGGGGCCACTATAAAATTATCTACATCAAAAGATGAGTAAAATCTTGGCGATCCAGTTGTGCTTGGATTAGGTGTAAATTCTTGAACATAGTTTACATCTTTTTGTAAAAGAAAAACATTTTGATTACTTGAATTTACAAAAGACAAAGAAAAAGTTGATAAATAATCTGATGGTTTTTGTAAGAATTTATTACCTGTGGTTAACCCACCAGTTACATTTTTTCTAAAATAATCTAAATCAACTACTTTAAATATTCTCTCTTCTGCATTTATTATTATAAAATCTAATTCATTTACAAAAGTTGTCTCTGAATTTTGTGTCCAATCTTGAATTGATTGTTTTAATGTAGTTAATGTGAAACTCATGATGTACTCACTGTTACTGTTCCAACTGATGCTGTTGCACTAAATGTATCTATTAAAGTTCCAAGATTACCTAAACCAGTGTTTGTGTACACAATAAACTTTTTACCATCATCTTTAACATCTGGTCTTGCATCTCTAATTGCTTCTGGATCTGGACTAATTCTTATTGGCTCTAATTGTGGATGTTTTTCTTCATATTCATCTTTACCAACAATAGAACCATTCCACTCTTTTCTGGTATCTTTTAAACGATACCTAAAACCAGATCTATCAGATATTCTATAAGCATATTTACCACTAGCGAATGCCATCAGCCAACCTTATAATAATTAAGTTGAGGTGCTACTTTAAATGCAGATCTATCTCTATCTTCTGCCATAGCTCTTTCAAATTCTTCTTCATAAACTGTTTTTAATAACTGTATTCTGTCAGGTGCTCTTTTCATAGCTATATAATAAGCCAACCCTGCGGTTAGGCAAGGTATAAACCTAAAAGGTATCTCCATTGTGTTAATCTGTGTATCAGCGTCTTGTATGCGTGTTAAAGCGTCATAAACAATAACATCTGTGCTATTTTCTGGAGTTGGATATAATTTAAGATTAGGTGTTATTTGTCTATCTAAAAAATATTGTGTGGGTCTTCCAGTAGATGTTTTATTTGGCAAATTTAGAAAAGTATCTCTACTAATTCTTGACATACTAAAATCTGTTCCATCTCTTCTTACAACTAAAGATAATATATCTATAAGATCAGTATCCAAACTATACTCTGAATCATTTGCAGTAACAGTTTGTGTTCTTTGTTGTATAGTCCATTGATTTAGGCCACGATTTGCCCACTCAGACAACATGATATTCATGGAACGCCTGGCAGTTTGCAAATCGTAACCAGTTCTAGCTTCTAAGCCACATCTTTCAAAAGCTTCCTCGATGTACTCAGCTACATCTAAATCAAAATTAGTGGAACTAGAAGTTGCCATTAGGCTTTACCACCTTTTTTCATCTTCTTAGCCATGCCACCGCCACGCATTTTTTTCATAGCCATGCCACCACCTCTCATTTTTTTTACTTTGCCGCCTTCCATCATTTTAGCAGCTTTAGCTAGATCTTTAGACATAGCCATCATTTTTCTTGGACTCATTGCCATTTTTGTCTCCTTTTAAGATTGTTATAGTATTTTTGCCTTTGCTCATAAATATCTTCAACATTGTACTCTTTATAATATTTATCATAATAGCCAAGTTTCTTCAATTTATTTGCACTTTCTTGAAGCTTTGTTAATCTTTGAACGAATATCAAAGCATATTCTTCCTTTACGATTTCTGCAAATGTGCCTTCGTCAATTAATTCATTTACATCATCGTCAGGGTGGAATCCCATTAACCATATATCTTTTTGTAAAAATTGATCGTCTTGAATACACTCATTTAAAAAAGACAAATGATCGTGAAATTTTTGATTATCATCATAATTCATATCAATAACTATAATTAAATCTTTTGAATCATGAAATTGATTTATTAAAGTATGAACTAAACTGTAACTTTTAGAATCTTTAAAACCAAAGCTAACTTTTTTATTATCCCATGCTGATTTAGCGTAAGGACATGATGGTAAATTATTGTAATTTTTATTAGGCTTTTCTAACGCAAATCTTGACCATTCTCTAATTTCATCACAAATTTGGTCCTCAAGATTTTTGTAATCATCCATTACTTTTTCTTTCTACGCCTAACAGCCTCAACTCTTCTTGGCTTACCCGCTGGTTGACCCAATCTTTTCTTTTGTGCAATACGCTTTCTTTTCTCTGATGCAGACATCTCAGATGCAGTTTTTGGAGTTTTACTAGATATTCTTTTAGTCGGTCTACAATAAGGCGTGCCTCTCTTCTCGCCTTTTTGCCTACCACACTTTTTACCAGTTCTCTGATCCTTCCAATCTTCTTTGAACCATCGTTTAAGAGCAAGACCAGCTTTTGTTTTA